CCGAAAACGGTTGACAGGTCTAGAACGACAGGTGTGTACTCCTTCTCGTCGCAGGGATCCAACCCAGCGAAACCCATCGAAGGGCGAGGAGAAACACCGAATGGCCACTAAGCAGCCTCTCGGCCCCCGACTGGCATACAAGCCGCGCGAGGCCGCCGAGCTCACCCCGTACGGCTACGAGCGGCTGCTGGAGTTCATCCGGTCCGGCGAGCTTCCCGCCCGCCAGCGGAAGAACGCCGACGGCGAGCCGGTGGGGCCGTTCATCATCCTCCACGAGGACCTGGTCAAGTTCCTCCAGAGCATCCCGGCGGCGTGACGTCATGATCCGCGAGGCACTCAGGCTCCTGTACCTGACGTTCGAGGACGCGCTGGTCGCGCGGATCTGGGGGCGGTCGTGACCGCGCCACCGGGCCTCGCGCCCGACACCAGCGTCACGGGACGCCCGGCCGTTACCCGGGTGAGCAAGGCCATGCGGCATCGGCTCGCGGCTGCGCTGTCGACGGCCACCGGCATGTCGTTCGGGTCGGCCCGCGCGGTGATCGCGCAGCGCGCCGGCGACTCGCTCGACGAGCTGGAGGCGTACCTGCGGGCGACGTACCGGATGGACCCGGTCGGCGTCACTGCGGTGCGCAACGTGATGCGGGGCCGGTCGTGATCGACGTGTGCGAGCGCATCCTGCGCCTGGACAGCAGGCTTCTGCTCGCCGCCGAGCGGCTGGCCAAATACCGCGCCGCGGGCCTCGACGTGTCGGTCATGGTGCAGCGCGGCGTGCTCGACCGGATGCTCGGCGAGCAGCTGGTGCTGATGCGGGAGCGGGACCGTGGCTGACGAGCAGGCCGCCGAGGCTGTGGATACTGAGCGTGCCCGGGTAGCTCAAGCGGCAGAGCGCCCTGTGGACCGTAAGCCGTCAGGCATGGCGCAGGTCGTCGATGGGGAGGTTGCGGGTTCGAGTCCCGCCCCGGGCAACCCTCCCTCCGCCGAGAAGGTTCACACCCCGAGGCACCGTCGCTGCACTCGTCGGCGGCACCACGTGTGGACTCGTCGCAACGTCCTCGGCTCGGGCTGGGGCGTCGTGCGCTGCGTTATGTGCGGAGAGGAGGACCTGACGTGAACGAGGTCCTGTTCGACGCACCCGTCCAGTCGCCAGAGACCGACGAGCGGTACACCCCGGCCTGGATCTTCGAGGCTCTCGGCGAGACGTTCGACCTGGACCCAGCAAGCCCACCGCTCGGCGTCTCACAGGTGCCCACGGCAGCCGTGTGGACCAAGGACGACGACGGCCTCACGCGCCTGTGGCGCGGCTTCGTGTGGTGCAACCCGCCGTTCTCGACCGCTACGCCGTGGGCTGAGCGGTTCATCGCGCACGCGAACGGGATCTGGCTTGGACCCGTCGCCAACAGCGGCTGGCACGACCGGATGACCCGCAAGTCGGACGCGATGGTGCTGCTCCGTGACTTCGCGTTCATCGGCATCAATCACGCGCAGAAGCGGTCGTCCATGCCGCTGTCCATGCACGGGTTCGGTGACCGCGCGGTCACCGCGCTGCGACGGTTTGCTGACCGCCAGCCAGCGGCCGGCGTCCTCCTCGAGCGTGTGAGCAGTTCACCCGGAACGCAGGCCCCTCGTGGCTAGCCCGGCCCGCCCGCGCCACTCGCGCAAGGAGATCCGCGACTTCGCCGACTGGCTCGACAAGGGCGGCTGGGTGTTCGAGACCGTGGACAACGACGGGCACACGATCTGGTCGCACCCGCGCGCGAGCGGCCACTACAAGCTGCCGGAGACGCCGCACCACTTCAACGTGCAGCGCGCACGCCAGGACGTTGCCCGACTGCTCGGCGAGAAGGTGCGCGGGAAGCGCCACAAGAACGGGAAGCCGAAGCGCCAGCGCCAGGACTTCGCGCTCGCCCAGGCGAAGAAGAAGGCGCCCGAACCCGCCCCGACCGCGATGGTGGTCGCGGTGCGCTGTCGCCACTGCGCGCACGTCCACGACGCCGCGAAGGTCACCGTCGTGCAGCGGTACAAGGACTGTTCGGTGTGGCGCTGCCCCAGCTGCGACGTGCTGATCGACGACCGTCCGTACGCCTGGGGTGGATCGGAGCGAGTCGCCCCGTCGAGGCCCGCACCGGTCCGTCGTGCGTCGAAGCGTCTGCCCTGGGAGGGCGCCGACGCCGACGACCGGTTCAACGTGGCGATCGATCGGCTGATGCGAGAGGCGCCGCACCGATGACCACCACGAACCCGCCCGGAGGGCCAGGTATGGGCCGGCCTTCCGGGTGGCCGGAGAAGTGCGGGGAGATCCGCACCATCGGCCGCACGGAGTGGGTCTGCGACAAGCCGGTGCACGACCACGAGGCGCCCCGCCTGCTGCCCTCCCGCATCGACGACCCAGCCGAGCGCCACCGCTTCGTGGCGCGCTACCCCTGGCGCGACCGCGCCTGACCACCGACCCCAGCGGCCGGCACCGACCTCGACCCCGGTGCCGGTCGCTGGCCATTCCCGACAGAGAGGAAGCCCCAACATGGCCGATCAGGTCGTCGATCCCGACGACGTCTTCGTCCGACCCTTCAGCGACTGGATCCGCGAGCAGGCCGGAGGCAAGTCCCACGACGAGCTGTCCGACGCGCTCTTCGATCTGGTCCAGAAGGTCCGTGACACCGGCAAGTCCGGCTCCGTGGTCTACACGATCAAGGTCGGTCCGATGAAGGGCGACAAGGACGTTCTCGTCGTCTCCGACGAGATCAAGCTCAAGCTCCCCGAGCACGACCGCAAGGCGTCGCTCTTCTACACCGACAAGGTCGGCAACCTCACCCGCCAGGACCCGCAGCAGCTCGCGTTCGAGTCGCTGCGTGAGGTCGAGGGCGGACAGGTCGTCGACACCACCTCCGGCGAGCTGAAGGAAGTCCGATGACCCTCGACACCGACCACCCCCGCGGCGACGCGCAGGCCATCATCGACGCGGCCACCCGCGCGGCGGGGGCCTACCCCATCGACGGGCGGTTCTACACACTCGTCTCGCCGGACGGCAACCACCGGCTCATCGACATCCACGCCGAGGTGGACAAGGCCGAGTTCGCCTACCGGCCGCGCCGCAAGACCGGCGAGTACCGGGTCCACGACGCCGACTCGTTCGTCGCCTACCTGTTCAAGCACGCCGGCCCCAACACCGAGGTGTGGGCCGACGCGGTCGCCGCGAAGATCACCGGCGTGCTCGACGCCCACGACCGCGCCGAGCCCCGGCACGAGGAGCACCGCGTCGTCTACGGGGTGCTCCTGACCGAGGGCTGGAAGAAGTGGGTCGCGTACGACGGGAAGTTCCTCGACCAGGAGGACTTCGCCGACCTCATCGAGGAGCGCGCGGTCGACGTCGTCACTCCGACCGGCGCCGAGATGCTGGAGATCGCGCAGACCTTCAAGGCGACCGTGGGCGTCAACGTCGAGTCCTCGGTCCGGCTCTCGACCGGGCAGCGGCAGTTCACCTACCGCGAGGAGGTCGACGGGAAGGCGGGCAAGACCGGCCAGATGGAGATCCCCGAGACCTTCGCCCTCGGCCTCCGGCCGTTCGAGGGCGCGGACGGCTTCAGGATCACCGCCCGGCTCCGGTACCGCATCAACAGCGGCGACCTGCGCATCGGCTACAAGCTCGAGCGGCCCGAGGACGTGATCCGCGAGGCGTTCCTGTCGGTCGTGCAGAAGGTCCAGGCCGGGGTCGGCGAGCTCGACCTGCTCGAGGCCCCGGTGTTCCTCGGCTCTCGCTGAGGACCCATCCGCTCCACCCAATGAGGCGCGGCGCAGGCAACCCAGCCTGAGCGTCGCCACCACCGGCAGAAGGCCGGTCACCGCCCGGGCGGTGACCGGCCTTCTGCGTCCCCACCACATCTCCGAAAGGAACACCGCCGTGAAGCACAAGCCCACCACCGTCGAGCGCGAGGCCCGCGTCATCCAGCGCGCCACGCTCTGCGCCGCTGCCACCGAGAAGGTCGAGGCGCTCCGCGAGTGGCGACAGGCCCGCGCCCGGGCCGCGCTGGAGAAGGCCCGGGAGGCCGCCGCGGCACGCAACGCCCTGCCCCGCGGCGTCGACCGGGTGCCGGACCGGCTCAAGGGCCTGTCGGTGACGGTCGAGCCGCACCTGGTCGGCAAGCGCGGGACCGAGCTGGCCCAGCCCGAGGACTTCGACCCGGCCGGCAACTACCGCCAGCGCCGGCTCCGTGGCGAGCGCGGGAAGCCGCGCCGGCCGCGTCGCCGCGAGCTGCCCGGGGCCGAGGCCCGCCGCATCGAGCGGAACCGGAAGGCGTGGTCGGCATGACCACCACGACGGCCGCCCCCGCGATCACCGACACCCGCGCGGCGCTGCTGATCCTCGAGCACGCCGAGCGGACCGGCCTCCCGCTGCCCCACGGCGTCCAGGTCGCCGAGTACCTCGGTTCGGTCTACGGCGCCTCGATCGACTTCATGTTCGCGTCCCTGGCCGACCTGACCGACTGGGCGCAGTGGATGGAGGTCGCCATCGAGGAGACGGTCCGGGAGGGCTGCGTCATCCTCTCCGCGACCGGTGACGCGCTCGACGCCCGGGTCCGGTGCGTCGTCGTGCAGCTCGTGGCCGGTGCGTCGTGAGCCGCGGGTGGAAGCCGGGCGACGTGGCGGTGCTCACGTTCGACGCCGACTACGACGCGGCCGTGGGCGTGCGCCGCGCCGAGAACGACGGTTGGTACCACTCTGGCGGGTTCGGCGGCGGCGGGGCGTACGACACCATCGGCGGGTACGCCGCGCGCGCCCTCGCCGGCATCGACCCCGAATCAGACGGCGATCGTGCGCGACTGTTCTCGGTCCTTCGAGACGCATCCGGATTCCAGCACACCGACGAAGAGTTGCGGTCCGCCCTCCGCGAGTTCGCCAACCCGACGCCTCCGAAGCCCGAGGAGCCGACCGACCCGAAGGCTCGCGTTACCGACCGCCGCGACAACATCTGGCGCCAGCTCGCTGATGGCGACTGGGTCTGCACCAGCGGCCCGGACATCGGCGAGTACCTCAACTGGGACCAGCTCGCTGGCGACCGCGGTCCGGTGGAGGTGCAGCGGTGATCCCCACGACCCTCGCCCTCATCGCTCTCGCCCTGTTCGCCATCCTCGGCGCCCGCTGGTGCCGCGCCATCGACCGCCGCAACGCCGACGCCGAGTGGGCCGCGATCTGCGCGGCCTACGGCACCACACCCGAGGCCATGCGAGCCCTGCGCGAGAACCGGGAGCAGACATGGTGACCGACGCACTCGACGGCCGCGCAGCCCAGCACATCGACCGCATCGTCGAGGAAGTCCTGGCCTCGCGCGACTGGGACCGGGCGCCGCTCCGGCTGCTCGCCGCGGCTGACTACGCAGTGGTCGTGGAGGGCGGTGGGCGGCGTGGCTGAGCACCCGGCCATCGAGAAAGTAGAGGCCACGTGCACGGTCGCGGGCTGCGACGCCGACCTCTACCTGACGGCTTCGTACACCGTTCCGATCTACCGGATCGACCCGCCCTGGCCCGGCGCTGGTCCGGGCGACTACAGCGAGCGCGGTGCGATCACGAGCACCTGGGAGGTGGTCTGCACCGAGGGGCACACGGTCTGGAACCACGTCGATCAGATCCGTGCAACCAACGCGCTCCTGCCCAATGACGAGCACGAGGACTGGCTCCCGGAGGACGGGGACTACGCGCCGCTGTTCCGCTTCGACGCCATGAGCACTCCGTCCGAGGAGGGCACCCGATGAAGACCTGGCGCATCACCTACACCGACGGCACTGCCGAGGAAGTGGACGGGTTCACGCTCCGCACCTACGACGGCGTCCTGACGATCGAGCAGGGCAACGCGTCGTACAACCGCCGCCCGCGCTCCTGGCCGCTGACCTCGGTCCGCTCGTGGGAGGAGGTCCGATGACCAACCTTGTGCCCGCCGACCAGATCGAGCAGATCGTCGGCGCTCGACGTCACGCGCACCAGCACCTGGGTCGCGCCGTCTCTGCCGAGGAAACCGTCTACGTCCTGCACTCCGAGAAGTGCCGCGACAGCGGGATCGACCTGCGGGAGTGCGAGTGGTCGCTCGCGTTGGATCGCGGGATCGACCTTGCCGAGTGGGCTGGCTACGAGGACCGCGCGGTGGTGCTCGCGTTCCGTCGCCAGCGCCTGTTCCCGGTGACGCCCAACTGGCTGCCCGACCTAGTCATTTCGTCCGCACAGGAGCGCCCGTCATGAGCGCCGCGCGGCCCCACCTCACTGGCTTCTGCACGCCCGGGAACCCGCCCGACTCCCACGCCCGCTGTCGCGGCGAGTACGTCCTTGGCCCAGCGTTCCCCGAGCCCGTCCGGTGCGAGTGCCCCTGCCACGCGACGCCGGCCGCCGAGACCCCTCCGGCCGACAGCGCCGCGACCGCCCGCCTGGGCGTGTACGACGACCTCGCCGAGACCGACTACCACGCCGACCCCACCTCGGTGTCCGCGTCCGGGATGAAGCAGATCCTCCGGTCGCCCGCGCACTTCCTGCACTCGCTGACCCACCCGCAGGCCTCGGCCGCGCTCGACCTCGGCACCGTGGCGCACACGTTGGTCCTCGGCACCGGCCAGGAGCACGTCGCCATCGAGGGGAACCGGAACCGCAACGACGTCAAGGCCCTGATCGAGGCAGCCGAAGCCGCCGGCAAGGTCGTGCTCAAGCCCGAGCAGCTGAAGGCCGCCGAGCGGATGGCCGACGCGGTCCTCACCCACCCGAAGGCGTCCCGGATCCTCACCAGTCCCGGCCGGTCCGAGGTGTCCATGTTCTTCCACGACCCGGCGTACGACGTGATCCGCCGGTGCCGGTGGGACCGGCTCGGCGACGACGGGATCGGCGTCGACCTCAAGACCTCGAAGTCCTCCGACCCGGCCTACCTGCCGAAGCACATCGTCGAGTACGGCTACGACCTGTCCGCGGCCTGGTACCTCGCCGTGGCCGCCGGCCTCGGCATCGAGATCGCCGCCTACGCGCTCGTGTTCGTCGAGTCCACCGAGCCGCACCCCGTCGTCGTCGCCGAGCTCTCCGGCGACTTCCTCGAGCGCGGGGCCGCGCTCACCGCGAAAGCGCTGACCACCTACCGGCGGTGCATCGACACCAGGGAGTGGCCCGGCTACGCCAGCGACTTCATCACCGTCGACCCGCCCCGCTGGTCGGACACCGCCGACCAGATCGCCCTCACCATCCCCGAAAGGAACACCGCAGCATGAACACCGAGATCGAGACCTACAAGCAGCCCGCCGGCGACCTGCTCCCCGGCACCATCGAGACCCGCGCCACCGGCGCCTCGCTCATCCGCGAGTCGGCCGCCGTCATGGCCGACGCCCGGGCGCTCGCCGAGGTCATCTGCCGTACGTCGATGGTGCCCGACCACTTCAAGGGCAAGACCGACGAGACCGCCGCCGCGATCCTCTACGGGTCCTCACTCGGGCTCGACCCGATGCAGTCGGTCAAGGCCGTGTACGTCGTCTACGGCAACGCCGCCCTCTACGCCCGGTCGATGGACGCCCTCGTGAAGGCCGCTGGCCACCAGACGTGGACCGTCGAGGCCGGGCCCGAGAAGGTCGTCATGGCCGGGCAGCGCCGCGCCAGCAACAAGGTCGAGACCGCCGAATGGACCATCGACCGCGCCACCCAGGCCGGGTACGTGCCCGTCATCGATCCGAGCACGGGCAAGTACGCGGTGAACAAGAACGGGAAGCTGGTCGGCAACGAGAAGTACCTCACCGACCCGGAGACGATGCTCCGGGCGAAGGCCACCGCCGAGATCTGCCGCATCATCGCGCCCGACGTGCTCAACGGCGTCTACTCCGTCGAGGAGCGCGAGATGGAGTACATCGAGGCGGAGGTCGTCTCCGTGAAGCGGGCACCCACCCCGAGCAAGGGCCTCGCGGCCGCGCTCGAGACCGGGGCCGAGCAGGCGCCCGCCGCCCCCGAACCGGAGCCGGGCATCACCAAGGAGCAGGTCACCCTCATGGGCCGTCTGCTCAAGGACGTCGGCGCCAGCGAGAAGACGATGGCGCTCGGCTACGTCGCGGACGTGATCGGCCGCCAGATCGAGCGCCGCGAGGACCTCACCGCCGCCGAGGCGCAGGCCGTCATCGACGCGCTGACCGCCGAGGCCGCCGAGCAGCAGAAGGCACAGGCCGAGTCATGAGCCACCACACGCTCAAGACGTGGCCGGGGCCGTTCGAGGCGGTCTGGCGCGGGGACAAGACCTTCGAGGTGAGACTCAACGATCGGTTCTTCCAGCGTGGCGACGTCGTCGTCCTGAAGGAGTGGGAACGGCACGCCTGCACCACCTGCAAGGGCTCCGACCACCGGGACGACTGCACCGGCTACTCCGGCCGGCAGATCACGGCCCGGGTCGGCTTCACGATGGAGTCCACCCCGCCGCGCGGCAGCCAACGCGGGTTCGTCGGCAACGGCTACGTCGTCTTCTCGCTCGTGGACATGGAGAAGGTCGACGGTCGCAGGACCGCGCCGTCGCCGACGGACATCTTCGGTGGCCGGTCGTGATCGCGAGGTTTTGGAGGATGGTCGACAAGACGCAGGACTGCTGGAATTGGACCGGCGCGCTCGACAATGGCTACGGGCGCTTCCAGGGCGGGCCTCGCGGTTCGAAGGTCCATCGGGCCCATCGCCTCGCCTACGAGCTCCTAGTCGGCCCGATCCCGGAGGGCCTGGTGCTCGACCACCTGTGCCGGAACCGCCGGTGCGTCAATCCCGATCACCTCGAGCCCGTCACGAACCGAATCAACGTCCTTCGCGGTGAGGGCTGGGCGGCCAGCCGGGCGCGCCAGACGCACTGCATCCACGGCCATGAGTTCACGCCTGCGAACACCTACGTCGACCCGAAGCGCGGAACTCGCGGGTGCCGGGAGTGCCGGCGCGGCCGGCAGACGAAGGTCGCGTCGTGACCCGCCGCCGGCGCCCGCCGCGCGTCCCCCGTGGCCAGGAGGAGCACCTGGCGGGCGTGCGGGCGCTCGCCGACGGCGTCTGCGCCCGCTGCCCCGAGCCGATCCTCAAGGACCAGCGGATCGTGCCGGCTCGTGACGGCGGCTGGATGCACACCTCCTGCGCGTCGGGGGCCGACGATGCGTGACGCGGTCCGGTGCACCCGCACTCTCAACGGCGGCGCTCTCGTCTGCACGAACACCGACCCGGCCCACGACCCGAAGGGCGCGGCGGGCACATCTACAAGGCCGCGTGGAAGGCCGATCGGCACGACACGACGGAGGCCCGCGATGACTGACCCGACGCCGGTCCCTTCCGCCGAGACTGATGGGCTCCGCGAGTACGAGGTGTGGAGCACCTACAAGGTCACCGGGACTGCGACCGTGCGCGCCCGGACCGCTGCCGAGGCGGTGGAGAAGGCGCTCGACGTCACGGCCGACGAGCCCGTGGGGTTCATCTTCGGTGAGCCGTGGGGCGAGACCAAGATGCGCGCCCGGCTCATCACTCCGCCCGGTCTGGAGCGCCCTGAGCCTGACGAGGAGCCGCTCTCCGACGACGACCCGCGCTACCGGTGCATCAGCTGCCGCCGCATCGTCGACCCCGACCTGGAGCCCAGCGCCGGCGCGCCACTGCGCTGCCCCGACTGCCACGTCGACTCGTTGCGGGACCAGTCGTGACCGGCTACGTCCTCGGCATCGACCCGTCGCTCGCCGAGACCGGGATCGCCACGCCGGAGGAGACGTACACGATCCCCACGAAGGCCGGGGACCCGCACCGGCTCGACGTGATCTTCACGGCCGTGTCCGTCGCCGCCACACCCCGGGAGCCTGTCGCCCTCGCGGTCGTGGAGGACCTCCCCACCCACGCCCACGGCGCGGGCCTCACTGGCATGGCCCAGGGCGTCGTGCGGCTCGCCCTGATCCGCCACGAGGTCCCGTACGTCACCGTCCCGGCCGCGACGTTGAAGAAGTTTGCCACCGGCAAGGGGAACGCGACGAAGCCGGACATGCGGATGGAGCTGTTCAAGCGCACCGGCCTGGACCTGCGCAACGACAACGAGACAGACGCCTGGTGGCTCCGCCAGATCGGCCTCCACCTTCTCGGCCACCCCGACGCGCTCCCGCTCCCCAAGACGCACACCGACGCCCTCACGAAGGTGAGACACCCATGACACCACCACGCACCCAGCCCGCCACGGCGCCCGAGACCACAGTCTCCGGCGCCGTTCGCGTCTCCGCCCTCACTGACCTGCTGCACCGCCGCCCTGTGCTCGCCGGCATCGGCATCGGGGCACAACTCGTCGCGGCGGCGACAGCATGAAGAAGAAGCGAGCCCACGGCCGACCCCGCGCAGTAGCAGACGTGACCCCGGTCCTCGCCGACTACAAGGCCGGGATGCTGGTCAAGGACATCGCCGTCAAGTACGGCATCGGCCGCGAGACCGTCCGCAACTACGCCCGCACCGCCGGCCTCGGCCGCCGAGAGAACGGCGAGGGGACGTGCGGCGCGTGCCAGCAGACCGCGTTGCTGCGCGAGGGCATCTGCAACCCGTGTCGTGCTGACATCCCGCTGACCGGCGGCCATTGGGTCCCCAAGGGCGGCATCGTCGTCTGGGAGGTGGCGTCGTGAGCGTCGACCGCCTCGGGCGTGTCACCGACACGAGAGCCCGATCGATCTGGGCGACGGCCGCTGGGTGCCGAACGGCCACGGCACCGTCGTGTGGGTGGCGACGCCTCCGACGCGCGACGAGCTCGCGCGGCTCAAGGCTGAGCGGGCCAGGCGAGCGAAGCCCTGCCCGAAGCCGTCCGCCCCCGCGCCGATCGTCCCGGCCGGGACCGTCATCGACGCCGTCTGCGCGCACTTCGGCATCCCGCCGTACGACATCCACCGCGGGCGCGCGTTCGGCCGCAGCGTCACCGCGCGCCGCGTCGCGATGTGGGTGCTGCGTCGCGACAACCGGTCCTTCCTGCAGGTCGCCGAGATCTTCGACAAGGACCACACGACGGTGATGTACAACGTCCGGCGCGTCCAGGCCGACCCCGACCTGCTCGCCGTCGCGCACCGCATCCGGGTGCGGCTGATCCAGGAGGCGGCGTGATGCCACCAACCCCGTACTTCGCCGACGAGCAGACGACGCTCTGGCACGGCGACTCGCTCGATATCCTGCGCCAGCTGCCTGATGCCTCGGTCGACTGCTGCGTCACGTCGCCGCCCTACTTCGGCCTCCGCGACTACGGCGAGGTCGGGCAGTACGGCCTTGAAGCCTCGCCCGCCGAGTACGTCGAGACTATGCGCGCCGTGTTCGCGGAGGTGCGGCGGGTGCTCGCCGACGACGGAACGCTCTGGCTGAACCTCGGCGACTCCTACAGCGCCAAGCGGACATATCAGGTCGACCAGTCCAAGGTTCAGCGTTCGCGGATCGATCAGCCCTACGACACGACCGCATTCCTACCAGCCAAGAACCTCATGCTGGTCCCGCACCGCGTCGCAATGGCGCTGCAGGACGACGGATGGATCCTCCGCAACGACATCATCTGGCACAAGGCGAACGGGATGCCGGAGTCCATCACCGACCGCGTGTCCACTCGCCATGAGCACGTGTTCATGCTCAGCAAGAGCGCGCGCTACTGGTTTGACCTCGACCCGATCCGCGAGCCTCACTCGGCGGCGACGCTCAAGCGAGCCGAGCCCCATCGAGCGGCGCCCGGAAAGAGTCGCCGCGAGGGACTCGGAATCCCGCCCGGCAATCGACCACACACAGCTCGCCTCGACCAGACCAACCACCCGAACGGGCGCAACCCTGGCGATGTCTGGACACTCCCCACTCAACCGTTCACCGAGGCGCACTTCGCGGTCATGCCGCAGGCACTCGCCGAGCGCGCGATCCTCGCCGGATGCAAGCCGGGCGGGGTCGTGCTGGATCCGTTCAGTGGATCGGGCACGACCGGTCTCGCCGCCGCCAAGCACGGGCGGAAGTACGTCGGAATCGACCTGAGCGCCGACTACCTCGACCTGAGCCTGCGGACACGGCTCGCACAGCCGGGGCTCGACTTCGGGGAGGCGAGCGCATGACCGCCATGCTCCAGCAGCCCAGCCTCGCCGCCGGCAAGGCCGCGTGCCCGAACCTGAGGTGCAAGCGGTGAGCATCTGCGCGCACCGGCCCGAGTCGCCGGGCTCGTTCACCAGCTGCGCAGCCGCTGTCGGTGGCTGCCTGTGCTCCACCGACCTGCAAGACCAACCCGAGGAGGACAGGTGATCCCGCTCGCCGCGATCGCCCTGCTCATCGTTCATCGAGAGGGGATCTGACCACTGATGGCTGACCACAGCAAGATCGAGTGGACCGATGCCAGCTGGAACCCGGTCACCGGGTGCACCGAGGTGTCCCCGGGCTGTGACCACTGCTACGCGAAGACCCTCGCGGAGCGGTTCCGCGGCACACCCGGCCACTACTACGAGCACGGCTTCGACGTCGTCCTCCGACCAGACAAGCTCGACCAGCCGCTGAGGTGGAAGAAGCCCCGACGGATCTTCGTCAACAGCATGTCCGACCTGTTCCACGACGAAGTTTCGGACGGCTACATCGCAGAGGTGTTCGCCGTGATGGCCCAGGCTGAGCAGCACACGTTCCAGGTGCTCACCAAGCGGCACGGCCGGATGAGGTCGCTCCTCAACAGCAACACCTTCCTGGCCACGATCGACCTCATCCTCGGCGGGGACGGACGTCCAGACCGGTTCCGGCAGGAGGTCGGGTGGCCGCTCCCCAACGTGTGGCTCGGCGTCTCCGTGGAGAACCAGCAGTGGGCCGACATCCGCATCCCCGCGCTGCTCGACACCCCGGCCGCGGTCAGGTTCCTGTCCTGTGAGCCCCTGCTCGGCCCGGTCAGCATGTTCGCGAACACCCGCATCGACACCGGCACCCTGGTCGACTGGGTGATCGTCGGCGGCGAGTCCGGCCACGGTGCGCGACCGATGCACCCCGATTGGGCTCGCGGCCTTCGGAACGAGTGCACGGCGTACGACATTGCGTTCCACTTCAAGCAGTGGGGCGAGTACGTCAAGGTCGAGCAGCGGCACGCGGTGCCCGGCGACGTCTGGGTCCTCGCCGAGGGTGGAATGACGCCTGTCCCGTGGCGCCCAGACACCGCTGGTGCTGAGGCGCACCAATGGGGGCCCTGCCGCGACGAGCTGATGCGCCGCGTCGGGAAGAAGACCGCCGGGCGGATGCTCGATGGGCGCACCTGGGACGAGTTCCCGGACACGGTTGGCGCGTAGTGGCCCGCATCCGCACGATCAAGCCCGAGCTGTTCACCAGCCGGAACGTGTCGACGTACTCCGATGCGCTCTTCCGCACCTTCACTGGGCTGTTCTGCTACGTCGACGACTGTGGCCGCGGCGAGGACGACCCCGAGCTCATCAAGGCCGAGATCGCCCCACGCATCAAGGCCAAGACGCCCAGGCTCATCGCCGGGCACATCGCCCAGCTCGCCGCCGGCGACGACCCGCCGCTGTGCCGCTACGAGGTCGACGGCGTGCCGTACTTCCACCTCGTCAACTTCGTGAAGGGCGCCAAGCACCAGCGGATCAACCGCCCCACCACGAGCAAGCTCCCGCCGTGCCCGAAGCATGAGCCGGAGGGACTTTTCTGATGCGCGGACACGATTTCGACCGCCGCCGCGCGCAAATCGCCGCTCCCTGGCGACTCGTTGACGACTCAGTGAGCCCTCAGTTCCGGCTCGCACAATCGGCCCGCGAGGCGCTGACCTGCGGGGATGCGTGCGCGCCTCACCCACAACTCAGTGAGGACGCCATGACTGGCTCACCCACAACTCACCCCCGGAAGGGAAGGGAAGGGAAGGGAAGGGAACAGGGAGGGTGGTTACGCATCGCATCTACCCTCACCGTCCGCGCGAGCCGCCCTGTGGATAACTCATCGGCCGCGGCGTCCCCGGCGATGCGATGCGAGGGAACACGATGACCACGATCGACATCGACCTCCGCGAGGCCGGGCCAGACGAGCGACAGCCGTGGACCTGCGACGTCTGCCGCAAGTCCGCGCCGTGGGGCGAGACCTGGTCCTGGTATGGCTCCTACCGCGCCGCCGAGGACTGCGGGCACATCGTGGTCACCTGCTCGCGCTCCTGCCGCGACTCGGCGAAGGGCAAGCGGCTCGTCGCCGCCTTCGATGCCGAGCACGGCCACGACCGAGCCAACCGTGCCTACGGCTGCCACCGGAGGTCGAGCCGATGACCACGCTGCGCGAGCTCACCGCCGACGAGGTCACCTGCCTGGCCGGCATCATCGCCAAGCTGCGCCCGCACGGCGCCCGCCGCTGGGACCCCGCAGGGATCCGCGCCAAGCTCATGGACGTCGCCGAGATCGACGCGGCCGAAGTCATCAAGGCCGCCGTCCGGCTCGCCCAGGACCGCGAGGCGCTCACCCCCGGCCAGATCGCGAAGCCGGAGAGCGGGTGCTGGCGCGAGCGGCTCCGCGAGCTGCCGCCACCGCCCAACCAGCGCCGCTACTGCCCGACCCACGCCGTGATGCTCGACGCCAACGGCGTCTGCCGGTCCTGTCGTGCCGACCAGCTGGTCGGCGACGAGACCACGCCGCCCGGCGAGCGGCTCCCTGCTGACGCAGCGCACTCCGTCGTCGACGAGCTGCGCGACCACGCCCGAGGAGGAAGCGATGCCTGACCAGACCACCGAGACCATCCGCAAGGCCGGCCACAACGACGTGATCGGGCTGCTCCGCACGTCCGCGCGCCACCCGCACAAGGGCCCGAACGACACCGACGCGTCCATGCTCCAGGACGCCGCGAAGCGCCTCCGAGGCGGCTACGAGCCCGGCGGCTCCCACACCAGGCAGACCGTCGCCAGGGTCATCGAACTCGTGGCATCACTCATCGAGGAGGAGGCCAACCGTGGGTGAGAACGCCGAGTGCGCTCACTGCGGGGTGGCAGCCGCCGACCTGCCCTACGAGGACCTCGGCATGACGCTGGCCGAAGCCTCCGAGTTCCTGTTTGACGACGGACTGTGCCAAGGCTGCTCGGCGCTGAACAGTCCGTCCGGAGCGACCTCCGAGGCGGAGGCCCGGTGATCGGCCGCGACGCCGTCGACGGCTACGTGTGGCTCCGGGACCCGTACGTCGACCTGGGCTCGGCGACCATGACCCGCGTCGTCACGGACCAGCCCGACCCGGGCTTCGTCCGCCGACCGGTCGGCTTCGTCGCGCGACTTCCCGAGGCCGAGCCCCTGCTCTGGGAAGGCGACAACGCGTGAAGCGACCGACCTGCACGTGGACCGACGGCCGCTGGCTCCAGCCCGACGGCACCACGTGCAATGAGACCCACTGCGCCATGCGCGGCCGCTGCGCCAACCACGTCCAGCCCGAGGCCGGCATCCGCACCTGCGGCGCCTGCATCGGCCGCACGCGGCGGCACCTGACCGAGATCCTCGTGCGCCACGCGCTGATGAGCTTCGACGCCCAGGTCGACGGCGTCGAGTCCGAGGCCATGAACCTGCTCGCCACCGCGGCGGCACCCGAGCAGTATGCCGCCCGCAGGGCCCAGCTCGCCGCGCTCTACGAGCGGCGCGGCTGGTGCGACTGGCCCCGCATGGAGTCCTACCGCGCCGACGACCCGCACCACCCGTACGCCGTGCTCGGCCGCTGGGACCAGGCGCTGCGCGACCAGGGCTACCTCGGCCAGACCGACCTGCTGTTCACTGTGTCCCGCGGCGTCGTCGACCTCGCCCGGGCGCTCAACGAGTCGTTCCCGCACGGCGACGAGTTCGAGGACTTCGCCGCCGAGATCGCCGCCTGCCTCGCCCACCTGGAGGCCGTTGACCACGACGCGCGCACCGCCGACCTCGGCCGGCCCTGCCCGACCTGCGTGCTCGAGCACGGCAAGGGCGACCCCGGCTACCGCGCCCCACGCCTGCGCAAGCGGTACGCCACGCACCCCGGCTACGCGCCCGGCCAGCGATGCGACAAGCCGAAGTGCAAGATCTGCGACGGCAGCCGCGACGCCTGGCACTGCCCCGACGAGCCCGGCCACGCGTGGACCGACGCCGACTATCGGGCCAAGGTCGACGCCGACTACCTCGAGCACGCCGAGGAGCTGACGGCGCCCGACCTCGCCGAGGTCCTCGGCGTGCCGCTCTCGACGGTGCGGAAGTGGGCGTCGCGCCACTGGAGCGACGAGACGCGCGGATGGGTCGAGCCGCGGCTAGTGTCGCGCAGGAAGGGCCCAGACGGACGCAAGGTGTACCCGGTGGCAGTCGCCAAGGCGCTGGTGAGCGAGAGGATCACGGCATGACGATCGCACGCGATGCGGGACTCGCGGCAACGGCGCGCTTCGGCTCGACCTGCCCACACCCGGCCGACCGAACAGAGCCGGTCACCCTCTCGACGGGCGAGGTCGTCGCGATGCTGTGCGGTGTCTGCCTGCTCGAGCTGCCGAAGTCGTGGGGCTGCCCGGACTGCGAGTGGATCGAGGAGCGTCGGCTCTGCGATCCCGCGCCCACGCTCATGCTCGGCGCTCCCTGCTCACGGCACCGGACTTGACTCAAGGCGAGGGACCCGGCGAAACTTGACAGCGGAGGACTGCGCCCCGAGCCGAGACGGCCGGGGCGTTCTGCATGTCGGGGCGAATCGGACCCACGGGGAGTTGACCCACGTGAACGACGGCCGCTGGAACTGCGGCCACTGCGGCCGGCACCACGTCGTGCCCAGCCTGGCCCGGGACTGCGAGGCGCAGCACGAGGCGGAGGCGCGATCCGATGGCGAAGCCCCAGCACCGGACGCCTGAGTACCGCCGCGCGTACCAGGCGATCAAGGCGGCGCAGGCAGCCGGCCAGTGGCTCACCTGCGTCGAGCCCGTATGCCTGATGCGCTCGCGTGACATCCCGCCGTGGGTGCGAGCCAGCGTCAGCCACGACACCAGCGGCGCCGTCATCCTCGGCCCCGGTCACCTGCGCTGCAACCTCTCCGAGGCGGCCAAGCGGGGCAACAAGATGCGCGCCCGGAAGCGCCGCCGGCTCGTGCTCTGAGGGCTAGACCTGTCGAAGGAATCTGGCCGAACCTCTTGACAACAGCCCGGGGGGCGGGGCCGAGACGGGCCGAGGCGAAGGGCGAAAGACCGCCGCAGTCGAGCGTCGCAGTGCGCGTGAGTCTGGAGGTCCTGCGTCGATCTGGGAGTTCTGCCCGAGTCTGGAGGTGAGCGTCGTGGCCGGTCGTGGACGCGCCTCGTCGGGCACTCGGTCTCGAGAGCGGGACCAGCGGGCGCTCGATGAGCAGATGACCGTGGTCGAGGCCGATGGCGCCGAGCACGGACCGGAGCTGCCGGACGAGGTCGACTGGCCGGACGCGACCCGCGACTGGTGGAGCACCTGGCGCGCCTGTGCGCAGGCGAGCACCTTCACCGACACCGACTGGGCTTTCCTGCTCGACACCGCGGTGTTGCACATGGCGTTCTGGGACGGCGACCACTCCGTCGCGGCCGAGCTTCGTCTGCGGGCGGCGAAGTTCGGCGCGACCCCGGAGGACCGGGCCCGGCTGAAGCTGTCGATCGGCAAGCCCGCGGGGAAGGCAGCGCCCGCCGCGAAGAAGCGCACGCCGGCGGCGCGCACCCGTCGCGAGCGCGTGCTGAAGGCCGTTGGCGACGACGAGTAGGTTCCCGTCGCTCGGGTGGGCGGCGATCGACTGGATCGAGCACTACCTGGTTCACGGGCCGGGCGATGTGCAGGGCGAGCCGATCGAGCTCGACGACGAGTACGCCGCGTTCATCGTCAAGGCGTACCGCTTGAACCCGAAGTCGGGCGCGAAGATCGTGCGTCGCGCGTTCCTGTCCCGGCCGAAGGGGCGGGCGAAGTCCGAGCTCGGCGGGATGCTCTGCTGCTTCGAGGGCCTCGGGCCGTGCCGCTTTGATCACTGGGCGGGGGCCGGCGAGGTCAGCGAGTGGGGGTACGAGTATGACGAGGGCGAGCCGGTCGGCGCGCCGCTGAAGTACGTCGAGATCCTCAACATCGCGACCGAAGAGAATCAGGCCGGCAACACCTACGACAACGTCTACTACATGCTCCACCCGGACACCTGTTCGGAGGAGCTCAAGGATGACTTCGGCCGGCTCGACGTCGGCCTCTCGCGGGTGATCCTGCCGGACCAGCGCGGCACCATCGAGCCGGGCACCGCGGCCGACGAATCGAAGGACGGCGGCAAGTCGACGTTCATCGTCGCGGACGAGACCCACCTGTGGATTCCGCCGGCGACCGGGAAGTTCAAGCTCGGGAAGATGCACCAGACGATGGTGCGCAACCTGCTGAAGCGGAAGATCGCGTCGGGCTGGATGCTCGAGACATCGACGATGTACGCCGCCGGCGAGGGCTCCGTCGCTGAGGGCACGCACGCGTACGCCAAGTCCCCAGCAGGTCAGGGTGGCCGGCTCCTGTTCGACCACAAGCAATCATCCGACGGGTACGACTTCGCGAAGATCTCCCAGCGCATGGCGGCGCTGAAGGAGGTTTATGGCCCGGCCGCCGCGTGGATGCCGCTCCGGGAGATCGCGGAGTCGTACGACGACCCGCAGACCAACCCGCTCGAGTGGGAGCGGTACTGGACCAACCGGCCGGTGCCGCTCGAGGAGAAGCCGCCCTGCATCATCCCGAGGTGGGCCGACCGAGCCACGAAGGCGGACCCGCCTCCGCCGGTCGCTCTCGGGATCGCCTCGGACTTCGACCAGATCTGGCTCGCGCTCGGCACGAAGTGCGCGGCCGAGGGACGACCGGCGCACCTCGGCTCGACGCTTCACGTTCGAGTGGCCAACGGCGGCAAGGCCGCCTTTGTCGCCGAGGTGAAGCGGATCCAGGCCGAGCGGAACCTGCCAGTGGGGATCGACCCGAAGGGTCCGGCGTCGTTCCTGATGCCAGACCTCGAGCGCGAGGGCGTGAAGGTGACGCCTATCGGGATCGACGACTTCGTGCAGGCCTGTGCCGACGTCTGCGACGGCATCGAGGACGGCTCCATCGAGCACGGCGACTACGACGACCTGAACGGCGCCGTCGAGGCGGCCGGCTGGCGAAAGGTCGGCGATCGCCGCGCGTTCGCGCGCCGCAGCGGCGAGATCTCCGCACTCGAGGCCGTCGCCGTCGCGCACATCACCGAATCGCTCGCGCCTGATCCCGTCGAACCGTTCGCACTTTGGGGGTAACCGTGGACCTCGCCGTCGCCTTCCTGGTGCTTGCGTTCTTGGCCGCCGTGGCCGGCGTCCTGCTGATCTGGGTCCCGGCCGGCCTCATCGTGGCCGGCGTCCTGTTCGGCACTGCGGGCATCGGCCTGCTGAAGGTCCGCTCATGACGCGTCTGTGGGAGTCCGTGTTGGCGCGCAAGCAGCCGACGAACGTGACGCTCGAGGAGCTGCTCACCGTCTTCAGTGACCCGACGCGCGAGATCCTGCCCACCTCCTGGGGCAACATCTCCGAGGAGGAGGTCGTTCGCTCGATCGGCGACGCCTACCGGCAGTCGGGCCCGGTGTTCGCGCTGTGCTTCGCACGGATGCAGGTGTTCTCGCAGGCTCGGTTCCAGTGGACCCGCTCGACCGAGGGCACGCCGACCGACCTGTTCGGCTCCCGCCACCTCGCCGTCCTGGAGAACCCGTGGCCGGGCGCGCGCACGTCGTCGCTGCTCTCGCGGATGGAGGTCGACGACACCCAAGCCGGTAACGCCTTCGTACGCCGGCTGCGCCGCGGCGCCGGCCGCCAGCTGGAGGACCGGCTGGTCCGGCTGCGTCCGCAGTGGACGACGATCCTCATGGGGTCGCAGGAGGACGCGGACAACCCGTGGGAGGCCGCGGACGTCGAGGTCCTCGGCTATGTCTACCGGCCCAACGGTGACGCCGCGCGCGCGGTGCTGCTGGATCGCTCGGAGGTCGCGCACTATGCGCCGGTGCCGGACCCGGTCGCCAACTTCCGCGGTCAGTCGTGGGTGACGCCGTCCCTCACCACGGTCCGGGCGGACGACGCCTCGGAGATCCACCGGTTCAAGTTCTTCGAGAACGCAGCACCGCAGCCGCTCGACGCGAAGGTGCTGACGCCGACCGGCTGGACGACTATGGGCGCCGTCTCGGTCGGCGACGAGGTAATCGGCGTCGATGGCAAGCCGCACGAGGTCGTTGGTGTCTACCCGCAGGGCGAGCGTGACATCTTCCGTGTGCACTTCACCGACGGCGCTTCGACGGAGTGCACGGAGGACCATGTCTGGCGCGTCGCGTCCGCATATGACCGCAAGAAGGGCACGCACCGGGTCCTCTCACTCGCCCAGCTGCGCGCCAACGGCCTCCGCTACGAGTCCGGCCCGGCGAAGTGGTCGGTCCCGCTGGTGGAGCCGGTCCACTTCGAGGACGCCGGGCCGCTTCCGGTCGACCCCTATCTCTTGGGGCTGCTCCTCGGTGACGGATCCTTCCGCGGCAACCACGTCACGCTGGCGACGGCAGCCAAGGACGCCGACGAGACGCAGGCGGGCCTCGCTCTCCCGGCTCACGTCACCATCTCGCGCCGAGACCGGGGCGGATGGTCGGAGTTCAACTTCACGCGCGACGGCGGCCCCCGGAACAATGCACTGCTCGCCGCGATCCGCGACCTCGGCCTCGGCGACGTTCTCGGCCACGAGAAGTTCATCCCCGATGCCTACCTGTGCGCCGCTGTTGCCGACCGGATCGCCCTCCTGCAGGGGTTGATTGACAGCGACGGGCACGTAGCCTCCACTGCGGTCCGCTTCACCACTACCTCGCGCCTGCTCGCCGAGGGTCTGGCCGAGTTGGTCGGTTCACTCGGCGGCACGACGAGCACCACCGAGGCCGACCGCGGGTTCCGTCCCCAGTGGGCGGTGCTGGTCAAGCGCCTGCCGGAGGGAATCGTCCCGGCGAGACTTGCCCGCAAGGTCGCGGAGTATCGACCGATCAGTCGCGTCGGTCGGTACCGCTACATCGATCGTGTCGAGTACGTCGGCCGCAAGCCCGCGCAGTGCATCCGGGTCGACTCCGCAGACCACTTGTACGTGACCGACGACCACGTCGTCACGCACAACACCCCGAACATGGCCATCAAGTTCGACCCGTCGGTGACGATCGATCAGGTCAAGGCCTTCAAGACGCTGCTCGAGACCGAGCACAAGGGGCACCTCAACGCCTACAAGACGCTGTACCTCGGCGGCGGCGCGGACCCGGTGGCCATCGGCAAGGACTTCAAGCAGATGGCCTTCGATGTCGTGCAGGCCAAGGGCGAGACCCGGCTGGCCGCCGCCGCGGGTGTGCCGTCCTCGTGGGTCGGCTTCTCCGAGGGCCTGAAGGGCTCCTCGCTCAACGACGGCAACTACAACGCCGCCCGTCGGCGCTTCGGTGACGGCACGATCCAGTTCCTCTGGGAGGCGGCGAGCACCGCTCTTGAGGTCATCGTCGACCGGCCCGTCCCCCGGTCCAACGAGGCGCCGGCCCGGCTCGTGGTCGACCCGCGATCGGTGGCCTTCCTGCGCGAGGACATCAAGAACCAGGCCGAAGCCATGGCGCAGGACGCCCAGACGATCGCCTCCCTCGTGCGCGAGGGCTACGAGCCCGACTCGGTCGTCGCCGCCGTCCGTGCCAGCGATTGGTCCCTGCTGAGGCACACCGGCCGCGTCAGCGTCCAGCTCCAGACCCCCGGCCAGACCACCCCTTCAACTACAGGAGGCAGCGATGCCTGAGACCAACCGCGCCTCCACGCCGGGCGCCCTCCGCTGGGACGCGACCTGCCGGTTCCGCGACCGCGCGCCGAAGCCCGACGAGGGCAAGCAGCCTCGCAACGAGCTGCGCGCGAACGTCAAGGACGGCGTCGGCCGGATCTACCTGTACGACGTGATCGACCGCGAGGGCGGCTACTGGGGCATCTCCGCGGCCGAGTTCGCCGAGGCGCTCGACGAGCTCGGCGACGTCGACACGATCCACCTGCACGTCAACTCGCCGGGCGGGATGGTCTTCGAGGGCATCGCCATCAAGAACCTGCTCGCCCAGCACCAGGCGCACATCGTCGCCATCGTCGACGGGCTCGCGGCCTCTGCTGCGTCGTTCATCACCGCCGCCGCCGACGAGGTGGTCATGGGCGAGAACGCCGAGATGATGATCCACGACGCACGCACCTTCATGATCCTGGTCGTCAACGCCGAGGAGCTGCGCGAGGCCGCGGACGTGGTCGCGGCCGACCTCGACCGGGTCAGCGACAACATCGCTTCGATCTACGCCGCGCGCACCGACCGCACCGCGGCCGAGTGGCGCGCGGACATGAAGGCCGAGACCTGGTACACCGCCGAGGCCGCCGTCGAGGCCGGCCTGGCAGACCGCGTCGGCACGCCCGACGAGGGCGACGACACCCAGAGCAACACGTTGGACCCGCGCCGCCAGTTCGCGGCCGCGCTCAACGTGATCCGCGCGGCGAGCACGCCCGCGGAGACCGCCGACCCCGCGCAGATCGCGGCGTTGGCCAGCACGACCGAGGAAGAGACAGGGCAGCAGGCGGAGACGGCTCCTCCTGCCACGGCGGAGTCCGGTGCCGCGTCTCGGTCCACGGAGCCCAGCAACTCACCCTCTGCACAGAAGGAGACCGCCATGCCCAGCATGACGCTCGAGGAGCGCGAGGCTCGGATCACCGAGATCGACGCTCGTCGTACCGACATCAACGCCGCCCACACCGGCGACGTGCTCCCCGAGGCCGCCCAGGCCGAGTGGGACGAGATCACCAACGAGCGCGAGGAGCACCTCCAGGCCATCGCGGCCCAGAAGGTGCGCACCGAGCAGCTCGCCGTCGCTGCCCACAACGAGGCCGCGGCCGAGAACGTCCAGACGACCGCCCCCCGCGCGGCGGCCATCGGCAAGGCCACCCCGGCCGCCATCATCAAGCCCGACAACATCTACGACACGACGGCGATCCGCGACCGGTCCCGCAGCCGTGCCGAGATGGCCAAGGGCCTGCGCGACAACGCGATGCGCGCCGTCGACGCCGCAGCCTTCCCCGGCACCGACCGCGAGAAGGCCCAGGAGCGCGTCTCCAAGCTGGTCGACAAGTTCGCCGGCGAGAACGACACCACGCTCGCCGAGCGCATCCTCAACACCGGCTCGGGTCTCTACGACCGCGCGTTCGGCAAGGCCGTCAAGGCCATGTCGACCGGCGGCCTCGACCCGATGGAGCTGCGCGCGCTGACCCTGGGCGCCGACTCCGAGGGCGGCTACGCCGTGCCGTTCCAGCTCGACCCGACGGTGATCCTCACCAGCGACGGCTCGGAGAACCCGCTGCGCCAGATCGCGCGCGTCGTGCAGATCACCGGCAAGAAGTGGGAGGGCCTGACCTCCGCCGGCATCACGGTGACCCGCAAGGGCGAGACCGACGAGGCCACGGACGACAGCCCGTCGTTCGCCCAGCCGGTCGTCGACACCTCGCGGGCCGACGGCTTCGTGCCGTTCTCGATCGCGCTCGACATCTCGTGGAGCGAGCTGCGCGACGAGCTGACCCTGATGCTCTCCGAGGCGAAGGCCGACGAGGAGGCCACCTCCTTCGTGACCGGTGCGGGCACCGCGCTCACGACCGGCGGCACGCTCCCGCAGGGCATCCTGACCGGCCTGTCGGCCACCTCGACGGTCTACGTCGTGACCGGCACCTCCGGCGCGCTCGGACTCGCCGACCTGCGGAAGGTGAAGTCCACGCTGCCCGAGCGGTTCCGGGGCAACACCGGCTGGCTGGCCGCGGACACGTTCTACGACCAGGCCGACTCGCTGATCACCCAGACGACCCGCGAGGACATCGCGCAGTCGTCCGGCGACGTGCTGCTGTCCAAGCCGAAGCACCAGGCCTCGGCGATGCCCGACTACGCGACGACCTCGAACACCAACCTGGCCGTCTACGGCAACTTCCAGCGCGGGTTCATCATCGTCGACCGGATCGGCATGAACGTCGAGCTCGTCCCGACGCTCTTCGGCTCCAGCGGTCGCCCGACCGGCCAGCGCGGCATCTTCGCGTACTGGTTCAACGGCTCGAAGCTGCTCGTCCCGAGCGCCTTCCGCCTCCTGCGGATGAAGTGAGGGGGACCCGACGATGAGTGCGATCGGTGGCCGCAAGGTCAACGTCAAGATCTCGGGCGGCTCGCCTTCGAGCGTGCTGTTCGCCGGCTACCTGACCAACGCCAGGTTCAACTCGGCCGACTCCCAGAACGACACGCTGACGTTCTACGACGCCTCGCAGGGCGGTGCCAAGGACTGGTTCTTCCAGGGCTCCGCGCTTCAGGACGACGGTGCCGACGGCTCGGCGTTCTGGACGTTCGTCGAGAACAACGTCGGGGCCTCGGTCGGCGTGACGATCATGCCGCAGGGCAACACGACCGCGTCCACGACGCAGCCGCACCGCACGGCGACGTGCACCGTGGCTGAGTTCGACGGTGACTTCTTCGGTGGCGAGGCCAACGCCAGTGCCACCTTCAAGAACACCTTCGACTTCAGCTGGGCGGCAGACGCCAAGCCCACCAAGGCCACGAGCTGAGGAAGCACGTGACCACCCAGGGCACCAACTCGTCGGGGCGTGAGCGTGACCCGCTCGCGCCCCGGCGCGCCGTCGTCGTCATCCCCTTCCGGGACCGGGGCCATGACCCTCTGCGTCAGCAGAACCTCGAGTCGGTCCTCGCCTGGTGGGAGGGCGGGCCGTGGCCGGTGCACGTGGTCGACGACGGCCGCGCCGGCGCCGCGCAGTTCAACCGCTCGGCGGCGTACAACCGCGGCGCCGACCTGGCCCGCAGCCTCGACGCCGAGGCCGTGATCTACACCGAGGCCGACATGCTGATCCCGCACGAGCAGGTCGCTCACGCGGTCGAGGCGGCAGCCGACCAGCCGGGGCTCGTGGTCCCCTTCACCACGTACAACTACCTCTCGCCGGCCGACTCCGCCCGGGTCCGCCACGGCGCGAATCTGGCGATCATCGTCCCCGAGTCCACGATGGACAACGGCGCCTCGATGGGCGCGGTCAACGTGGTCTCGATCGACTCGCTGGACGCGATCGGCCGCTGGGACGAGAGCTTCGAGGGCAACTGGTACGACGACAACGCGATGGAGCGGGCGTTCTCCGTCTGCTGCGGCGTACGCCGTCACGTGCCCGGCCCCGCCTGGCACCTCTACCACCTGCCCGGCTGGACCGGCGACCACCTGACCGACGCCGACCGGGAGGCCACCGAGGCCAACCGGCAGCGGTGGCAGCGGTACGAGGCCGCGACCACGCCCGAGCAGATCCGCGCACTGACGGGAGAGACGGCGTGAAGACGCACGAGATGATCGACGGCTGCCTCGACCAGGCCCTCAACCTCGTCACCCGGCCCGGGACCGCGCTGGAGTTCGGCGTCCACACCGGCCGCACCCTGCGCCGCATCGTCGAGGGGATGCCGGCCGGCTCCCGGGTCGTCGGATTCGACTCCTTCGACGGCCTGCCCGAGTTCTGGCGCGACGGATTCGGGCCGGGCACCTTCCGCACGAAGCCGCCCGTGGTCCCCGGCGCCGAGCTCGTCGTGGGCCTCTTCGACGCCACCCTCCCGGCCTGGCCGGTGCCCGGAGACGTCGTGCTCGTCCACGTCGACTGCGACCTCTACTCCTCCACGCGCACCGTGCTCGAGCACATCGGCCCGCACCTGGCCCCCGGCGCCCTGATCGTCTTCGACGAGTTCCACGGCTACCCGGGCGCCGAGGCGCACGAGGCCCGGGCCTGGGCCGAGTGGACCGAGCGCACCGGCGCGGCCTGGACGCGGCTAGCCGAAGGCCCTGAGCAGCTGCTCATCCGCATCGAGGAGGCATCGTGACGCGACAGGCACTCGTGATCGGGCTCGCCGCCGACACATCGGTTGAGCACGCCAAGATGATCAAGGAGGGGGTCCAGGAGCTGTACCCCGGCCTCGACGTGCTGGTCATCGCGGGGTGCACGCACCTCGCCGTTGTCGACCTGCCGGAGCAGTCGTCGTGACCGTCACGGCAGCTCAGGTCCGGGCCACGATGGGCGCCTCGACGACGACCCTGCCGGACACGGACATCGACACCGCCATGGCCGTGGCTCAGTCGCTCATCGATCAGTACGTCGACCCGGCGACGCTCGCGCTCACTATCCCCGTCAAGGTCATGGACCGGGCGCTCCTGCTCGTGACGATCGAGCAGCTCAACCAGGACAACGCCCCGAACGGCGTCCTCAACCAGGCCTTCACCGACGGCCTCGGCGACGGCGCCAGCACGCCGATCCGGATCAGCCGCGATCCGATGAAGCCGGCGCTCCCCATCCTCGCCCCCTGGATCAGCGGAAGGTTCTTCTGCGCATGAGCGATCGCGTCATGGTCTACTACCTGTCCCCCGGGCAGGTCGAGCACGAGTTCTGCCAGTCGCTGCTGGAGATGTCCATCTACGACCTGATGACCTCCCGGCACCTGGCCGGCGTGTTCGGGGTCCGCTCTGGCGCGCTGCTCGCCTCCGCACGCAACAGCGTCGTGGACCAGTTCCTTGAGGCGGACGCGGCCGAGTGGCTGCTGTTCATCGACTCCGACATGGTCTTCGAGCGCGACAGCCTGGAGCAGCTCTTCGCGCACGCCGACGCCGAGACCTGCCCGATCATCGGGGGCCTGTGCTTCGGCCTGGACTTCGTCGACGGCCCGTTCCCGGTCGTCTACAAGCTCGTGGACACCCCTGACGGGCCGATGACCCACCGGCCCTCGGCGCTCGACCAGGACACCGGTCTGATGGCCGTGGACGCCACGGGCGCCGCGTTCCTGATGATCCACAAGCGCGTGCTGGTCGCGATGCGGGAGCGGGAGTTCTCCAAGGCCTACCCGTACTTCCAGGAGACTGAGCTCGGCGGCGGGCACCCGGTCGGCGAGGACATCGCGTTCTGCCTGCGGGCCCGCACCCTGGGCTTCCCGATCGTGATCAACCTGGACCTTCGGATCGGGCACAAGAAGGACCAGATCGTGGTCGGTGCTGCGCCAAAGGCCGAGACCCGACCGGCCGCCGACGCACCGTCCGAGGCGCGCAGGAAGTGCGACACGTGCGGTGCCGATCACGGCGTCTGGAGTGCCGGCGACTCGTGCCAGGTGGACGCGTGCGATGGCTCGTTGGTCCCTGACCTCGAGGCGGCCACGGCATGAGCGACCCGCTGGCCGAGGCCAACCAGGCGCTCACCACCCTGCTGGCCACGGCGATCACGGACGTGCCAGCGTTCTCGGAGCCTCCTGAGAAGGCGCTGCCGCCGTTCATCGTCGTCGGGCCCGCAGATCCGTGGCTGGACTTCGAGGGTGCGCCGTTCGGCTACTGCCGGGTGCATCAGTACGCCACGCTCATCACCGAGCGTGGGACCAACGACGTCCGCGCGGCGGCTCTGCGCACCGGGGCCGTGGCGATCGCGCAGGTGGTCGACGCCGCCGACGACTTCGCCGTGACCCAGATCGAGCAGCCGGGCGTCGTCAGCATCAACGGGCAAGAGTGCCTGGCGGTCTCGGTGACGACGGTGACCGAGGTCGCCTTCTGATGGCTACGGGAGGGGTCCGGATCGATGGCCTGAACGCCGTGGTCCGCGGGCTCATCGCCATCGGGTTCGAGGTCGACGACCTCAAGGACAGCTTCTCGGCCATCGCCGCGCGGGGCGCCCGTGCGGCTGCGCAGTTCGCGCCGAAGCGGTTGGGGACTCTCGCCGGCGACGTCCGCGGCAGCCGGGCCCGGTCCAAGGCGGTCATCACCGCGGGCCGCAAGTCCGTGCCGTACGCCGGCCCCATCAACTACGGGTGGGCCGCCCACAACATCACGGCCAACGGCTTCATGCAGAAGGCCGACAAGGTCATCCAGCCTTGGGCGCTCAAGCAGCTGGAACGGGACATCAACAGGCAGATCGCACGCCGCGGTCTGCGCTGACCCCCCACCCCACTCCCGGCTCGGTTTCGCGCGGAGACCGGGCCGGGCCCTACACATCCGCGCGCCTAGAGAGGAATCCGCGCATGATCACCAAGACCGATATCACCCTCGAGAAGGTCGTCGAGACCCTGACTGGCTTCGAGGAGGACCGGATCCTCGAGCGCTTCGGGGCCGAGGTTGAGGACCTCCTGGAAGAACGCCCGCGAGCCGGGATGCGCGCGCTCGCTGCTGTGGTGGTCGCGCGCGGCCTCGGCGAACAGGCCGACGCGGCCGAGGTCGCGCACCAGCACGTCATGGGGCTGACCTTGAAGCAGATCAGCGAGTTCTTCCCGAAGGAGGAGACGCGAACCGACCCCGCTTCAGCACTCCCCGGCGAGGCTGGGGCCGAGCGCCAGGTCGAAGCGGTCGATGAGCGCTGAGCTCCGCGAGTTCCTCGGTTCCCTGACCGGGGTTGAGGAACTCGCCATCGAAGGCGTATTCGGCCAGCCGCTCGAGGACCTTCCGACCGGCTACGCCCAGCTGCGGGCCGCCCAGTTTCGTCAGGCTTCGTAGACGCGTCCCCGATGACGCCGCGGCGTATCGCGCGGCGATGTCGACGTCGCGAGGCGATGTCCTCGCGCTGTTCTCCGACGAGGCCGACGCCCTCGAGGACGAGCCCGACACTGCCGCCGGGAAGCGGCATCTCCGGCGGCGCCAGCGAGCGCTGGAGCAGGCCGCCTGGTGCCTGCGCACCGGGCAGTCCGTTGAGGCCTACCTGCGCCTGACCCGCGTCGAGCGCAACGCCTTCACCGATCTTCTGGACCACACGACCTGACGAGGGGGTGAGCCTGTTGGCTGGACCGATCCGGATCGCGATCCTGGCGAACGGCCGTCAGGCTCGCGCCGAGGCAGCGGCTACCGCCCGCTCCTACGGCCTCATGGGCCGTCAGGTCAGCCGGACCGGCAAGCTGCTCGCCGGCGCGTTCGCGGTCGGCAGCATCGCCCGCGCGGCGGTCGCGGCCGGGCGTGCCGGCGCGACGTACGTCAGCTCGCTGAACAAGATCCAGGCGCTGACCGACGCTAGTGACAGGCAGATCGACCGAGCCGCGAAGAGCATCGAGGCCCGCGGCGGGGTCTTCGCGAAGATGGGCCAGACCGCCTCCGACGCGGCCGGCGGTGTCGTCGAGCTGACCAAGTCAGGCTTGTCGCTGAGCAGCTCGCTGCGCGCGGTCCGGGCGACCATGACCTTGGCCAAGGCCGGGGAGCTCGAGGTGGCCGACGCCTCCTCGCTGGTGGCGAACACCCTCAACACCTTCAACCTGAAGGCCAAGGACGCCGCCCGGATCGCCAACGGCCTGGCGAACGCTGCGAACATCTCCTCGGCCGACGTCACGGATCTGGCCGAGTCGTTCAAGTACGTCTCCCCGTTGGCCGCCAAGGCCGGGGTCTCGCTCGACCAGACGAACGCGATCCTGGCCGAGCTCGCCAACTCCGGGATCAAGGCCTCCCAGGCGGGCACCACGTTCCGGTCGTTCCTGCTCAACCTGCAGGCCCCGGCGCCGGCCGCTGAGAAGGCGCTCAAGGCGCTCAACGTGCAGGTGTACGACGCCCAGGGCAACATGCGGCCGCTGCCGGGCCTCATCGACAGCCTGAACCGCGGCCTGGGCCGGCTGAGCCAGGAGCAGCAGAACGCGAACCTGAAGGCGATCTTCGGCAAGGTCGGGATCACCGGCGCTCAGGTGATCCTCAAGAACGGCACCAAGGGCCTCGCGGAGTACACCAAGGGCGTCAAGAAGGCCGGGGCGGCACAGAAGCTCGCGGAGGCCGCCTCGAAGGGCCTGGCGGGCACCCTGGCGTCCCTGAAGGCCCAGACGGTCACCACGGTCCAGGAGCTCTACCGGCGGTTCTCCCCGGCCCTGGACGCCCGCCTGCAGTCGGCTGCGGACTGGGTGGCCCGCAACAAGGACGACATGCTGGACGCTGCCGTAGCGGCCGGCAAGAAGCTCGGCCCGGCGCTCGAATCTCTGGGTCAGCTCGCGCTGAGCGTCGGCACCTACATTCGGGACACCTCGGTGCCGGCGCTCGCGGACTTCCTTCCTCTCGTCGAGGACCTGGCAGGTGTCACCAAGGGCGCTGCGGATGCCGTCAACGCTCTCCCCGGCCCGGTGAAGGAGCTCGGCGTCCAGGCCGGCATCGCCGCGCTGATCCTCCCGCGGATGACCGCCGGCGTCACTTCCGCGACGGCCGCGGTCCAGAACCAGATCACCTACCTCCGTGTCCTCAAGCTGGAGATGCAGGACACCGCCACCCGCTCGAAGGCCATGTCGACGATGATGCAGCGGCTCGGCGGCGCGGCGAAGGCTGCGGCGGGCATCGGCGGCATGGTCGCGCTGACCCAGGCCGCCGGCGAGACGAACCAGGCGCTCAAGGACCTCGAGTCCGTCGGCGGCGGCGCGCTGCTCGGCTTCGCAACGGGCGGACCCTGGGGCGCGGCCATCGGCGCGGTAGCGGGCGCCATCCTGGCTGTGAAGACGGCCAGCGAGAAGGCCGGTGACAGCCTGCAGTTCGCCAAGCCGAAGGTCGAGGACTTCGCCGCCTCCCTGAACAAGGTCTCCGGCGCCGCTACGCGGGCAGCCAACGACGTGGCCCGGCTCTCCCTGCAGCAGTCCGGGGCCTTCGAGGCTGGTCGCAGGCTCGGTATCTCCTCACGTGACCTGGTGCTGGCCACGATGGGCCAGGAGGGCGCCGTCAAGCGCGTAGACCGCGCGCTGAAGTCTGCCGAGCGGCAGCAGGTGCGCTGGGCGAAGTCGCTCGGCGTGGCGCCGGGCTACCTCAACCAGAGCAGCGTCGACCTGGGTGTCCTGAAGAACGCGCTCGGCGCCACCACCGAGGAGTTCAAGCGCGACCAGGCCGCGGCACGAGAGGCCGCGATCGCCAACGGCGAGTTCGGCCGCGCGCTCAAGAACATCGACCGGGCGACCCGGCGCAAGATCGTCAGCCGCATCGACATGGCCGGCTGGCCCGAGGGCGAGCGGCAGATCGGGCAGGTGCTCCAGGGCCTGGTCCGCGTGCAGGACAAGAAGCAGATCCGCACCGTACTGAAGACGCTCGGCGCGAAGGAGTCGGTCAGCGACATCCAGCGGGTGATCCGCGAGCTGAACCACCTGGGCGACGCGAAGCCGGAGATGAAGCCCGCGCTCCGGTCGGTCCAGCAGTTCTCCCTGAACGCGAAGCGCCAGGCGATCGCCGGCGCCACTGACGTCGCCGACAGCCTCAAGCGCGGCACCGGCAAGGCCCGCGCCGACCTGACCGGGTACAACGCCTCGCTGAAGTCGGGCCTCGCCACGGCGAAGCGGTGGGCCACCGAGGGCGGCAACCAGGTCGGCACCAACCTGAAGTCGGGCATCTTCGCCGGGTTCGCCGGCACCGCCGCGGCGCTGGCCAACGAGGCAGCGGACGCCGTACGCCAGGCGGTCGCTGCCGCTCGGGCAGCCGGCCGGATCCACTCCCCGTCGAAGGAGATGGAGGACAAGGTCGGCAAGCCGCTGGCCGACGGCCTGCTGAAGGGCTTCACCAAGAACGTGGCCCGCGGCTCCGAGGGCATCAAGCGGGCCCTGGACAAGCTGCGCGACCTGATCAACAAGCGCCTGGACGGGAAGAAGCAGGCCGACCGGCGCAAGGCTCTGCTCAAGAGCCTGAAGGACGAGGGTGCGGCGCTGCGGGCCAACGGGAAGCTGCAGGACGCCAACGCCAAGGCGCTCGACAAGGCCATCGGGCACTACCGGAGCCTGACCCAGCGGGCCCGGGAGTACGCCGCCAGCGTCAAGTCCGGCTTCCAGTCCTACGGCAGCGTGGTCGGGCTCGGGACCACCGGTGGCGGCACTGCGGTGACTCTGCCGGCGCTGCTCTCCCAGCTGGCCGCGCGCGCGAGCGTCGCCGAGCAGTTCACCGCGATCATCGAGAAGCTGAAGGGCAAGCTCAACAAGACCTCGCTTCGCCAGCTGCTCGACGAGGCCGCCCAGGGCGACCTCGAGGGGGCGCTGGCCACTGCGCAGGCGATCGCGTCGGGTGGTTCGGCTGCTGCGGCCCAGATCAACGCGCTGACCGCGCAGATCAGCAAGGCCGGTGGCGCGCTCGGAGAGTCGGCGTACGAGTCCCTGTTCGGCGCCGGGATCCGGGCTGCCGAGGGCATCGTGAAGGGCCTGAAGCGTCGGGAGCGTCGGCTCGACCAGATCGCCGACCACCTGGCCGACCGGCTGATCAAGCGGATCCAGGACCAGCTCGGCATCGGGAAGGGCTCGGCGCCGGACCGGGGCACCGCCAACCGGTTCAGCGCGGCCGACACCTACACGAGCCGGACCTCGGCGTACGACGCCTACATGCGCCAGGTGAGCCGCCCGAGCACCGGAGGCGACGTGCACATCACGCTCAACGTCCAGGCGCCGGTCGGCTCCAGTAGCCAGGAGATCGGCCGAACCCTGACCAAGCACCTCGACGCCTACTTCGGTGCGGGCGGGCACCACCGCACGCGTTGGGCCTAACCAGGAAGGAGTCAACATGCCGTATCCGGACGACCACCCGTATCGAGCCGCTTTCGCCGAGCTGCACAACCAGGTCACCAATGCCCTGTTTGAGCACAAGATCACCGGCCGGACCGAGCTCGACATACCCGGCGTCTTCTCCGTCATGCTGGGCAGCCTCGACCTGTTCGCCTACGCTATCGAGGATCTGCTCGACCAGGTCGACTTCGACCCTGAGCGATGCGTGCCTCGCTCGGTCGACGAGGTCTAGCCGCCATGAGCGGAATCTCCGGCCTGCTGCGCCTCGAGCTGGAGCGCCCGCCCGACGCCGGCGAGCTGGTCAACCTGATCCAGAACACCAACGGCCGGACCGGCGCCTGGTTCTGGGTCACCCCGATGGCCGGCTCGGTGATGCGGGGCGGCGTCAACGTGGTGCCCTACCGGCACTACCGGCTGGAGTACACCTCGCCGGGCGGGGCCGCCAGCTACTTCTACACGGTGCCGATGCCGGTCACGGCCGGGACCTACGTGGCCGCGCACTGGTCGGCCTGGTACGTCGACGGGCTCTACTCCGCCCAGGTCGAGTGGCTGGACGTCTCCAAGGCCGTGGTCGGCTCGACGGCTGCGACCGCCAACCTGCCGTCCTCGGAGGTCGCGCGAGCGGCCGGCTCGTTCCTGGTGCCCGTCGGGGCGCTGTACTGCCGGCTGCGCTTCGACCACTACAACGCGTCGGGCGGCAACCCTGCGGCCGGGGATCGCCTCGAGCTGCACGACGTCACCCTCACCGACGCGCCCACGGCCGGGGACCTCGCGGTGACGCGCACCAACCTGATGCCGACCCCGACGGCGGAGAACGGGCGCGGTGGCTGGCGGGCCCAGGGCGGCGCCGAGATCGGCACCACGACCGCGCAGGCATGGGTGGGCACCAAGTCGTTCGCGATCACCAAGGACGACACCGCCGGCCCCGCGGACGCCGTGTCCCCGTCGATGACCGTCACCCCAGGCCGGGACTACGCGCTCCAGGCCCGCTCACGCTCACGCAGCGACGAGCGGAAGGTCACGGTCTCGGCGCGCTGGCTCAAGGCCGACGGGTCGGTGCTGACCACGGTGCCGGTGAAGTCGCAGACCGAGGCCAACGGCATCTGGACGGTGCCGATCGGCGGCGTCGCGACGGCCCCGACCAACGCCGCGTCGCTGCGCCTGATCGTCCACTACCCGAACCTCGACGCGCACGAGGTCCACATGTTCGACGCCGTCATGGTCGAGCAGGCCAGCGCGGTCAGCACCTACTTCGACGGCGCGACGCCGGGCGCTCTCGGCTACACCTTCGAGTGGGCGGGGACGGCGTACGCCTCGTCGTCGATCGCGTCGGGCCCGACGGGCGACCCGGGCGTGCTGGTGCCGGTGGCCTACCAGAACATCCTGGGGCCGACCGGCCGCATCGCGGTGGACCGGGAGGACCTGAACGTCGGCTCACTGAGCGTGCAGCTCTACGACGCGATCCTCGACCCCACCCAGACCGACCTGGTGCGGCCAGGCAAGCGCATCCGGCTGCTGTCCGTGGACCCGGACTCCGAAGACCCGGCCGGCGAGCCGGAGGTGCTCTTCGAGGGCAAGACGTTCACCGCCAGCGTGCAGTACAACCTGCTCGAGGCGAACGAGCAGAAGCGCGCGGAGGTCAACCTCTCGGCCGTTGACCCGATCAACCCGCTGGCCTCCACGCCGAGCCGCGAGGGCGTGGCCACGATCGCCGAGCTGCCCCACGTGCTCGAGGGCGCCGGCGCGCCGTGGAACGTCAACGGGTCGGGCGACCAGGTGGCGTCCCCGGTGGTCGTGGCCTACAACGACAACGCTTCCGCGCTCGACCAGGTGGCTGTGACCCGGGACTCCGCGCTCGGCTACGCCTGGGTGGACCGCAACGGCGTGCTGCAGGCCTGGGACGCGGCTCTGCTCGACACTACGGTCGCGGCCGACTTGGACGAGACGACGTACAACGCGGACATCGACGTCGACTTCGACCTCGAGCGGATCATCAACTCGGTCACGGTCAAGGCACTCCGCGTGATCGCGACCAGCGGCGTCACCGAGGAGGTCACCTTCGGCCCCTACGTGGACCTGGCCTCCTACCAGCAGTGGGGCGAGCACCACCAGGAGTTCACCGTCCAGGGCTTCGACACTGCCAACGCAGCCGCGATCCAGGCGTACGCCGAGCAGATCCTCGCCGCGAACGCGACCCCGCACCAGCGGGTCAACTCCCTGGTCCTGCCGATCCTCACCGCGGCCGACCTGCCGAAGGCCCGGCTCGACCTGTACGACCTGGTGCACGTCGTCAACGGCCGCGCGAACGTCGACGAGAACTCCCGGGTGGTCTCGATCCACCACGAGATCACGGCGACCAACACCGGCGGGAAGTGGCTGACCACGCTCGGGTTCGCCCGGGACGGCTCGGTCGCCAGCCCGTTCGCTGTGCCTTCCCCGCCGCCGGGTGTGGGCCCGGTGAAGGAGGAG